TTATCTATCGACCTTTTGGTCAGTTATAATTCTTAAAATTGTATCGAGTTTTCTGTTGATGATAGAAAATTTAACTTCCTGAGTATAATTATCAATATTTTCATTTACAACATTTGCCTTATTCGAAAATTTTACATGATCATCATACATCGATATAGAATCATTTATCCAATAATCCATAGATATATCTTCAAATACATTTTGAATATTTTGTAAAAATTCCCAGTTCGGATTTCGTCCAGCTAAATAGTTGTACAACGTTTGGCGAGTTATACCTACTTTATCTGCCAACTCTTCTTTACTAATACCATTTTTTAGCCTTTGGTATTCTAATTTTTCTTTAAAAACATTCATAAAATTATTTAGATTGATTCTTAATTGTAAATATATTTTTACATTTTGTTTTACAATGTAAATAATTGTTTACATTTGTATAACAAAACATAACAAAACAATACAAATCTAAACAAAAAATAGACATTAATATTATGTATTTGCATAAAGAACAATTAGACGAATTATTTCGGTTTTTACCAACAAGATACCGAAAGGAAGTTTGCAAACGAATGAAGATAAAATATACGGATGCAAACAAACAAAAAGTATGGCGTGTAAAAACTGGAGAAACGACAGACAATAAAATGTTAGAATGTTTGATCAAACTGGCAAAAGAAAATCAAACATTATACAAGAAGAATAAACAGCTGTTAGAAGCTGAATAATTTTTTTGTCTTTACTTAACCGTTATTTAGACATAAAAACAAAATATAGACAATCCGCTATGATAAATCAAAATTACTATCCAGGAATGATCAATTCCGAAATAGAGTTTTTCACAACAGGTGAAACTCTAACATTTATTCAAAATGGTAAAATGTTACCATTCTCAAAAATAGATTCAACTATATACAAAATGTTGAAAGATGAAATGCATAAAGACATTGACGCTCATTTGGCACTTATGGACTGGCATCCAAACAATGAACAAATGCAAGTTGAACAATTTACAAAATGTAGATATGGAGGCTTAGACTTTAATGCAGACATCACTGCATCTGGTCGAGTACAAAAAGGTGAATATTGGGAATGTCCATTAAGAACAAATTGCAAATCTGCTGGATTAGTTTGTAAAAATATAAAAGTACATCATCAACCTATTACCATAGATGAAGTTCAATTGATAAAGTTATTAGTAACTGATATGACGAACGATGTCATTGCAATGGAACTAAAAATCGCTTTGGGAACTCTCCACCTAAAAAAACGTGTATTATATGAAAAGCTTGAGATTTCAACCAAACAAGAATTGACAATTTTCGCTTTCCAATACAACATAATACACACCAATTAAGAGGCAATTAACAACATATAAAAAAGAAGTTTAACGAAAAATTCAACAAAAATGAGTTTAGAAAAAATCACAACACAAGAACTTTCAAGCGCATGGAATGTGTTAGAAATTCTGCAAAGAACACAGAAATTTAACGTGGAGCAATCTACACGTAAAGTTTTAGAAAGATTTGAATTTCTTGAAAATTCAAAACAATTAATAATGGGTGAAATAGTTGATCGTGTTCATCCAGTTCATAATGATTTAAAACAAAAAAAGGCATCATGAAAACAAACACACAATTTCAAGCAATAGATGCTTGGTTAATGAAATGGGTAGAAATTTTTAATAATCAAGAATTATAGAAATGAGTAAAAAAAACATAATAGCAAAATCATATACCTTATATAATGAAGAAGGTAATTGGTTAGGACAAATAGTTTTAACATCAGATGGAATGTTTGCATCTGTAACTGATTGGGGAAACTTATCTTTTGGTTGGCGACATTTTGGGGATAAAGATTTCAGAGAATTTATTTGTAGTCTTAATGTAGAATATTTTGGTAAGAAAATGTATCAAGGAAACACATACATTCTTTATTCTCAAAAATGCGAAGCAGCTTGTAAAAGATTTGCAGAAAAAATTCTTCCTGCATTACAAAAAGTTTTAAAAGAAGAATTAAAAAATGAAACATTTTGAAATCATTTCTTGGGATATCGACTATGAAGTTTACCGTTGTAGAAAATGTGGTCAAACTTTTCAAATAAAACATATTTGGAGCGATATTTTTTTGACTAAACCTAAACAAAATATTAACAAAAACCCAAATAATAGACAGCAATGAGATTCTTCACAGAGAATGACAAAGAAATAACAGATAGAGCTAAAGACGGTAGAACTAAGATATTCTTAGATGTTAAACAAGCAGAGAAATATGCACGTCAAAAATGCTCGTATCACTATCCATTATTCGCAATGGATGATAAGAAAAAAGTAATCGCTTACGGTGTACCTAAATAATTAAAAAACTATGTGTAATTGTATTATAGAAAAGAAAAATTTCTTATTCGAAAAAATAGCAGAAAGAAATCCTGATAAAAATTTTACAAAAAATGGATATAAAGATGGGTTTCAAAATGAATCATTTTTAATTGAACACAACGAAATTGTGTTACCGAATATATTCAATATGGAATATACTTTCACAAAGAAAGATGGCACTCAATCAAAACCAAGAAATCTAACTACGTCTATTATTCCAACATTTTGTTGTTTTTGTGGAGAAAAAATAGAGTACGAAAAAAGAAAATCATAATTATGGCAATCAATAAATTTCAAATTATCGGAAATGTAGGAAGCGATCCAAAATTACATTTCTTCGAAGGAAAGGATCAATTATCAATTCAGTTTTCAGTTGCTGTTACAAAAACGTGGAAAAACGCACAGGGCGAAAAACAAGAACATACGACTTGGATTCGATGTACACGCTACACAAAAACACAAGAATTAGCTAAATACATCAAGAAAGGAGATCGTATTTATGTTGAAGGTGAAGCTTTTGCTTCTGCATACATAAAAGATGGAAAAGCAGAACCAGTTTTAGAAATGCGTGTCAATAAAATTGACTTTTTAGAACGTAAATCTTCTACAGCAACTCCACCTGCTCCAGATGATGTTCCACCAAGTGATAATGCAGAAGACGATTTACCATTTTAATTAACTAAAAAAAACTATAAAATGACAATAACTCAATTTGAAGACACTCAATTCACTTCTGGAATGAAAGTAGAATATAATGGTAAAATTTATTCAATCATTTCTGTTTGTTTCGCAGAATCTCTAATTGGAATTGATAAAAATATTAATTCTGATGAATCTGATATCTCGTGGGTGCGTTGTGAAAACTGCAATGTAGTAACGGTTGATAATTAAATATCTACCATCATGCACAACTACGACAACAACGATTACCGAACTTTTAAATTAATAGGATTGTCAGCAATCCTATTAATTATCATTCTTATTTATTTCTATAAAATCCGCTAAAACTATGTCACTAATCAAAGAAGAATTTATCAACGATTTACTTTCTAAAACAGATATTGTAGAAGTTTTTTCTCGTGATAATAAAATGAGTAAACAAGGTGCTAACTGGACATGTTTATCTCCTTTCAAACAAGAAAAGACACCTTCTTGTATTGTTTCGCCAACCAAACAAATGTTCTTTGATAAATCTGCCGATATCAGTGGAAATGTATTTACGTATTTAATGCAAAAAAACAATTTCACTTATCCAGAAGCTATACGCGAATTGGCGAAATTCTATGTAATGGACGTGCAATACGAAGATTCTGCATCGGCTCAACAATACGAAGAAAAGAAAAAGAAAATGGACGATTTGCGTCCTATTCTAAAAGCTACTCAAAAACAATTCGTAGAACAATTACATTTATTACCAAAAGATCATGCTGCGTGGTTAGAAATCGCAAAACGTGGTTATACAGAAGAACAAATTCATCATTGGGGAATTGGTTATGCACCAGGTGGAAAATTTTTGTACGATTTACTTTCTCCTAAAGGTTTGGTAGAACCAGGACGCGAACTAAATTTAATCAACGAAAAGAACAACGATAAAATTTGGGAACGTCTTACCTACCCTATTTTAGACGAACGTGGCGAAATGATTGGTTTTGCATCACGATCTTTAAAAGATGGTGACGAAACAAAATGGATGAATCCTGCGAACACGGAATTCTACAACAAAAGTTCTCAATTATACGGACTTAATTTTGCTTTAAAATCTATTGCAAAAACCAATACCGTTTGGTTTGTAGAAGGCTACAACGATGTTATTGCATGGCAAGAAAATGGAATTCCAAATACTGTTTCACCATACGGAAAAGAATTAGCAGAAGGTCAAATCAAGAAAGTAAAACGATTTGCGCACAAAGCAATTGTTTGTTTCGATGGCGATGAAGCTGGAACAAATGCTATTCTTCGAAATGTACCAAAATTGTTTGCACAAGGATTTAATGTCGAAGTTTGTTTACTTCCTAACAAGTTAGATCCTGATGATTTTATTCGCAAAAATATTTTAAATAAAGATGAAAAGTTAGATCAACATTTACGTGATAACGACTACATCCAAAATGGTTTTTCATTTTTAATGGAAAATTGGATAAAAGGCGATACGCCAATCGAAAAAGCAGAAGGCGTTAAAAAATGTTCGCGTGTTCTTTCTACTATCGAAGATAAAACCTTTCGTGAAATCTATTCAGAAATGTTACAGAAAGCTTCTAAACTTTCGAAAACAGTTCTAAAAGAAATCATCAAAGATTTAGATTCAGAGAAAATAGAACGCAAAAACATCAATCTTTCTGAATACGATTTACCAGTAAAGTTACAAGATGTTGACATCACGAAATACAAATCAATGATTCGTGAATACAATTTCTTTCAACATGAAAATGAAATTTGGATGTTGGTAGAGCGCGATCAAGAATTAGATACTTTCAAATCGATTTCTAATTTCGAAATTGAAATCATTCAACACATGAATGATGATAAATATCCAAAGAAACTATTTCGTATTCGCAACAAAAGAGGTGTAGAACGTATTTTCGATGCACCTGCAGATGCTATGCAGAACACAGGTGTATTTACGAAGACGATTGAAAACCAAGGAAACTACCGTTTTAAAGGTCGTACCAATCATTTAGAAAACTTAAAGGATTTCCTATTCGATTCGATGGGTACAGGTCGTGCTGTTGATGTTTTGGGGTGGAATCCAGAAGGTTTTTTTGTTTGGAATAACGAAGTGACTATTCCTGGAACTGGTCGCGTTAAAATGGACGATAATGGCGTATTCCATTTCAACGATACAACATTCTATGTACCATCAGCAAACGGGATATATAGAAACAATCCAACACGTTACATTTCACAAAAACGTTTTATCGTGAAATCGGGTGATTTTACTTTGGGCGAATATTTGGCACAATTACGAAAAGTTCACCGCGATCATGCGATTACAGGAATCCTATTTTTATTCGCAGCTGCTTTCCATGATATTGTGAAATCAGAAATCAGCGCATTTCCATTGTTATTTTTATTCGGTCCTGGTTCTTCTGGAAAGGATCAATTATCCCAATGTTTACGTTCATTTTTTGGTGACATTCAATCTGTGATTTCCCTTTCATCCAAGAAATCCACAGGTAAAGCACAAATTCGTGAGTTCGCTCAATTTGCAAATGTAATTACGCATTTATCCGAATATCGTAATGGTGATCTGGAAACAAACGAAATGCTGAAAGGACTTTGGGATTTGAACGGATATAAATTCGGAACATTGGATTCTCGCGTTTCATCGGACGAAGTTCCAATTCTTTCAGCTCCATTAGTTACATCAAATGATTGTCCAACGGAAGAACCGCTTATTATTCGTATGCTTTGGGAAGAAATGGTAGTCAATAGCTTTGACGAACAAGCTAAACAAAACTTCAACAAATTAGATGATATGATCAAAAAAGGTGTATCACATTTCATGGTCGATATCATCTTGAAACGTCACCTGGTTGAAGAACGTTTTACACGTGAATTTCGTGAATACAAATCAACATTAGCCAAAAGAAAATCATTCAAAGGATTACCAGAACGTATCGCAACAAATCATGCTGTTATTGCTGCCATGTACGAGATTTTCCACAACGAAATACATTTTCCTTTTACACGCGACGAAATGTTATCTCATTTTGACGATATGGTTACAGCACAACGCAGAAGAATAGAAAACGAATCTGTAATTCAGAAATTCTGGCAATTGTTCGCATCATGTTTACGCATGTCTACGCCAGCTTATTTAAAGCATGGTTTAGATTTTAAATTAGACGGTACAACGATTTATTTCAACTTCTCATTTGTATACGGAAGAATTCAACAAGATTGGTACCGCACATTTGATCAAACCGCTCCAAACAAATCAGAATTACGCAAAGCAATGAAAGAAGATAATGCATTTATCGGTGCCCACGATTCAGTTCGTTTCTCAGAAGGTGCCAATACATCTGCATTGAGTTTTGATATGGATAAGTTGAAACCAGAAGATAGAAATACAATTTCCTATGCTGTGGATATACAAGAACGTTCGAAAGCGATGCCAACCCCTGTGACCCCAGACTTATTTGTAAATAATAAAGAAGTTTCGGCGAATTCTGACACAACAAATAAAGAAGTAGAAGATGATTTACCATTCTAACAAAGAAATTAGAATAAAAAATTGCGTCAATAATTTCTCAAATGACACATTTTTTTTTCCAACATTTCCAACAGAGAGTAAAATATTGATTTTAAACAAATTAAATATAAAAATAATGTTGGAAAAGCTGTGGATTTGTTGGAATACGTTGGAAATTGTTTTTGTTTTCCAACACTTTCCAACACTAAAACAACCAATTAAGCAATTAACGTATTGTAAATCAGTTTTGTAGGATTGTTGGAAAACGATTTTATTTTTTCACTTAATAGAAACAATTTTTAGACATTTTCACATATAATAGACATGAAAAGAGCCACAATTAATTTAAGATTAGCACAATCAAAGGATTTCAAACAAGAATCTATTGATTGTAACAACATGAAAAAGATGGTGATACGCGAAAACTTTCCGTTTTTCATCTACCTAAAAGAGTTTGATTGTTACGATGGTCCTATACTGATGAACAAAAATTTGGATATTGATTTATTCCGAAAATATTTAGAAGCCAATTTGATTTATGTGTTCGAATCAGTGGACCACGAAATATTGTATGGCGATCTCGGATTAGAAAAAGAAGAACCACAAACTGATATCGCATGTTAACATTAGTAGAACAAGCCAGAGTGATTCTGATTATTGACGATTGTACATCCATTGACGAAGTATCGGAAGTAACAAGTTTCATCTATGGTTATGTCATCGAATTGACATCAGACACCCAAGAACGAAAATATATGCACGCTTTCCTTAGAAAAGTAGCATTTCATAAAATAAAAGAATTTTTAATAGAGAAGTAATGAAAAAAGAGTATTTACAATTAAGAGAAAATTGGAAAAGAAATGAAAAAAGTTAAAATAGAAATTGAAGTCTATTACATTTCAGTGCAAATAACTGATAGACGAAAGAGATTAGGATTAACTCAGCTTAAACTCTCTGAAAAATTAGGTATTTCTAGAGCTTCTGTATCTAATATGGAAAAAGGAAGACATGATATTAGTTTAGAAATGTTAGAAAAATTATGTGAATTATTTAAATGTACATCAACTGATTTATTAGGTTTTTAACTCATGACAAAAAAAGAAAAAAATAAGTTTCTGATCAAAATGACAATTTTAGCAAATGCAATGCTATACGAAATGGATTTGGCCAGAGTAGATACGGAAGAAGCAACACAACTACGAAAATTATTAGAACAACACACACAAATGGCATTTGAACAACCATTGTTACAATCGACAACATTTATACAAGAAGTAGAAAATAAGTTTGATGCAGTTGTTAATAGAACCGCAAAAGAGTATAATATAAAACTATAGATTATGAAAAAAATAATTCAAACAATCATTGATTCAATAAAAACACGAAAACTATTAAAACAGCAATATTTAAATATTAAAGTGTTGTCAAATGAAAAAGACTTTCAACAAAATTTAGAAACGTATAATTTGATTTTAATTTTCAATAAAAAATCTTCAAATTGGAGTTTAGAAAAAATTAATGAAAGATTCAATTATTATTTAATGATAGGCATTCCTTCAATAGATTTATACATGAAATTTATTATTGACTATATAAAAGAAAATCAATTTACCTATATGGAAATGATGAAATTTGCCGAAAAACTTAATATAATTGGAAATATAGCGATTGAAGTTTTTAATATTCAAAATAAGGTTAAAATCAATATAGAATCAAAAGGTGGTTTTTTATAATTATTCATAAACAAAAAATAGACATTATTAAGAATAGTGTCTATTTTTTGTTTATATTTGTACAAATCCTTTCCTTTTATGAATCAGCAAAATAGACATCTTAGAGTAGTTTGTAAAGTCAATTTATATACAGACAACAAAATAGCTTCTATATTAGTTGATACAGATAAAAACTCAACTACAAAAAAAGGATTTTACAAATCATTAATCGCCTCTACTCCAACAGAAAAAAAACATAACAGAGCATCATTATCTTTCAATCAAGATTATGAAGAAACACGTTCTGGTGGCGTTTACACCCAAAGTGTACAATTCAGTTACCGTTCCAATACAGACGAACACGCCTTAGAATCAGAATTTCTAAAAAAAGTAAAACTTATCGGTCTTTTATTATCCGATGGCTCAGAGATTATCATTGGTAGAAATGATGTCAAACAAAACCGAAAACCAAAACTTAGTTTTTCATCTGATCTCAATTTTACAGAAGCCAAATTTGTTTCGCGATCTATCATTCCAGCATCTATCAAAAATGTTGTGAATACTGGTTACACGTTCACTTATCCATTTATCTATACTTAAACACTTTTCGCATGAGTACATTAATCCAAACAACTATTCGCCCAGAACTAATACCAGTTCTTTACGATTTTTTCGAAGGTAAAGAATACACAATTGCAGGTAAAAAAGTAAAAGGAGTTAAAATTGATCTCAAATCAAGCCTTGGACGTTATATTCGTTCCATGTGCGAAAAAGCCGAACGCCCAGAAACAAAACGTTTTTACAACATGGTTTTCGAAGTACAAGATTTAGCAAGTAAACAATATACAGCAAGCGTGTATCAGTACATAGATGGTAGAAATCATTTCTTGAAATTACCAGAACCATTTATAGATGATCTCAACCACATGTTAGAAGATATTTTCCGAACATCACTCAATTCCTATTTACGTGGTTTTGAAAAAAACGGAAAAATAAAAGAAGGAATTCGCCAGTACATGCACGATTATGATCTGGAAGAACACGGACATACTTTAGAATCCATTGAACGTATGTATATGCGTTACAAAAAATCACCAGCCAAACTAAAACGTTTTCAACACAAATGGACATCTGACGCTTAATTGCGTCAGTTTGTTTTTAGGGACAACGCCTTAATTTTCAAATAAAAAATATGGAAATTAAATATCCTAATTGGTTACCAAAAATATTTGGTTCTCCGCAAACCAGTGATGAAATGAATGGCATAGTAGAAGTGCTACAAAACCATGCTGAAACTCTCTCTCTTCACGATATACGAATATTAGCTGCATCAAGTGGTATTTATACCGATTCACTTACACCTACATCAGAAGTTCCTGCAGAAGTAGGCGACAAAGTTTTTTTAGTTACACAACCTGGTACTTACACTAACTTCGGTAATGTTGTTTTACCCGAAAACAACTTTGGTTTTATTTTTAAAAATGGAAATAACTTCTCTATTCAGAGTGTGGAGATGCCGATGCAGGATTTAACAGTAATAGAGAATAAGATAGATGAAGTTCAATCTAATATAAATTCGTTAGGTATTTCACTAGAACATGGAGCGTCAGATGTAATAACCCCTAATAAAGACATAAAAATCTGGACTGAATCTGATGTGCTAAATTATGAAGGCTTTGATATTTGGTTTACAGGTATAGAATCTAAATCATTTAATGTCATTGGTATTCCTATAATAAGAGGTTTTGAGAAAATTTTTACAGACGGAATTAAAGTTCAAATAGCTGTAAATAATGTTTGGATTAAAAAAGAGATTAGAATACCTTTTTCAGAAGTTGAAAAATTCAATACTATTCCTCTTACTAATAAAAATATCGATGAACTATTTTACTACATTTCATTGCCAAGTATAACTATTAATAACGGGGATATTGTTTTTATTGGATTGAGGGTAGAAAACCCTTTGGATAAATTAGGATTTGTATATACACAAACTTTAGAAAATGAATGGGCTGATGGTAAAGGTGGAGTTGATTTAAAACAAACTACTACTATTTATGAAACACCGCCTCCTAGAGTGTCTAATCCTAATCAATATATAGTAAGATTTTTAGAATCATCTAATGATATAGTTGGTGATAAAATTAATAAAGCTCTGTCTACCAAAGTTAATTCAAAATATTTCTCCACAGATGTTATTAGGGATAAAATAGCACCTTTTTTAGATAAATTAAGACTTAGAAAAGATGTTAATATAGTGTGTTATGGAAATAGTATAACTCAGTTTCAAAACTCTGAAACGTTAACAAATAGTGAACAACAGGTGAATCCTATAGGACTATCAGCAAATAGTTGGGTAAGAAATATATATAAAAAATTAAATTATATAGATTCGGATATTGTTTTTAGAAGATTTGACCATTTGGATTTTACATTTTCAAATGGAATTCAAACTACATCTAACCCTATTGGGTCAAACGGATGGGCTACAAATAGAAATGACGCAGAGGCTTGGAGGGGAAATGATGTTGGAGGTGTTTTTGCTCAAAAGATTACAGAAATAAGCAGTTATAATAAGCCTATTGTAGGCACTAATAAAGTTGGTGAAAAGTTTTCAATAACAATACCATCTAACGCAACTAAATTAGATATAACTTTTATTCAACCACAATTAAGTAAGAGTGTTAAAATAAAAATAGGTAATGTTATTGATGAAACTATTGTTTTGAATCAATCTAATAATACACCTACCGAAGTTATTAAAACATATACATTCGAAGCTGGCACTTCAAAATTGTTAGAAGTCACAAATATAGATAGTGATAATTTTTGGTTTTATGGCGTTTCATGGAGAACAAAAAATTATGTAAGAGTTATTAATAGTGGGTCTGGTGGTTATAATATTAATCTTCTTAGTGAAGATTGGAAATTTAATCCACAAGTAAAGAATTACAATCCAGACTTAGTGGTGTTTGAAGTGTGTAGTTCTAATGATGTTAATTTAGAAAGTTTTTCATTAGTTTCTCATTATGAAAAAGCAGAAAGCTTATTTAATAAGTTGAAACTTTTAAATGTGCCTGTTATTATTATTTTAACTCACCGATTTACAGAACAATTTATCAATAGAGATAAAACAAGTATAGCAATTCAAGACTCTGTTAAATTTGTTCCAGAGCTAATAAAAAATTATAGAGCATTAGCTCATAAATATGATTTTGGGTTGATTGATATTTTTTCAAAATCAATAGATATGTTAGGTAATGAAAATGTAATAACTCCTCCAGAAAATTTCTTTTTAGATGCAGGACACTTAGCTAAACTAGGGAATCAAATGTATAATGAAGAAATAGATAATGTATTTCTTATACATGATTTTGCTTAAAATTAAAACCACCTTTTCGGAGGTGGTTCAACTTCACTAAAAAAATACACATGAGATTATACGAATGTTTTGGAACAGATGCCACTACTGGAAATATTATAAAATGTTTTTTCTACGGTTTTTTTGCATTAATCAACTTGAATTATGATTTAGCAATATTTCTTTGTGCTGCAATAATAATAGACATGGCTTTAGGAGTAATCAAGGTTATTATCTTAAACGAAAAAATATCTCCTAAGCTTTTTATTTTCGGCTTTGCGACAAAATTGGTTTTGCTGATCATTCCATTTACAGTTGCAGTTCTTGGAATAGCTTTAAATATGAATTTTACTTGGACAGCAGACTTGGCAGTTCGAGTTTTATTAGCAAATGAATGTTTGTCAATTTTAGCAAATACACTTTCAATTAAAAATCGTAAAAAAGTAGAAAACATTGATTTGGTCACAATTTTTATTGGATGGATAAGAAAAACAACTCTATCCACTTTTGAAAGATTTTTAAATAATCATAAAAAACAAGAATAACGATGTTAGTAGATTTTCAAAAAAAATATGGTTTAGTTGCAGATGGAATAATCGGTAAAAAAACAGCAACAAAAATAAAAGAAGTGTTTGGATTAAATGATATTCAAACAGCTTATTTTCTTGGACAAGGAAGTGTAGAAACTTCTGATTTCAAGTTGAAAAGAGAAAATGGAAGGTATTCCGAAACGCAATTAAAAAAATACTTTTCCTATTATAAAAATCGACCAGACGAAGCACAGCAAGATGCTTATAATGAGGTTGTAATTTTTAATAAAGTTTACGCTGATAAAAATAGAAGTAAAAATCTTGCGCTTGGAAATACTCAAATTGGTGATGGGTATAAATTCAGAGGAAATTCTGCAGGTCAAACAACAGGAAGATACAATCATCAAGTTGTAGCGAATAAAGTAAAGGATCAATCTATTATGGAGAATCCTGATAATCTTTGGAAAAACTACTATTTAGAATCTTTTGATATCTATTTAAAAGATAAAAAAGTATATCCTTTGATGACAGATATTTCTCGTAAAACTTCTGATTTAATTACTTCTAAAGTAAATGGACCAGCAAAAGTGCATGCAGAAAAACGCTACGAAAGAACTCAACATTACTATAAACTTTTAACCAAATAATATGAGAACAAATCTGCCACAAAGAATACTCTTATTCATCACCATTTTGTTGACGCTAACATTATGGTCGTGCTCAAGTCAAAAACAAATCGAAAAGCGATACAATAAATCATTAAATATTGTTCGTGGAGATACGGATAAGTTTCGTGATGCTTGTGATGTTGCTTTTCCTCGTGTTCCTACACAGTTTATCAAAGGAGATGAAATTGTACGAACTGATACTATCGAAGTTCCTGGAGAAGTTATTGATTGTCCTGAACCAACAAAGGAAATCCCAAAACCAACTGTGCAATGTCCTCCGAATAAAACTATTGATAATAGTACGCATAGAGTAGATACGGTTAAAGTTGCAGATACATTGGAATTATCAAAACTTAAATCTGAACTAAAAACCTTAGAAAAATATATATCCGAATTAAAACAATCGAACAAAGATTGCGAAGAAGCAAATATGGATCTTTCACAAAAATATTTAGATACAAAGGAAGATTTAGTAAAAAAATCATCTACCCAATATTATGGCTGGATTGCTTTTGGTGGATTAATTGCAATACTTGCTATTTTTAAAATTGCTAAATCAAGATTGTTTTAATAGTATATCAACTTTCTAAAATAATTAAAGTGGTCAAATTTGACCACTTTTTTTTATTACATCAGTTTCAATTTAAATAAGTTTTCAAATCTATTAACGACACAAATTGTCGCAATTAAAAAGTAGATTTACGATATTTAAACTCAACATACATGTTACTTTACGCCAAACAACAAAGCAAACCGCTAAATGATCTTACGAAAGAAGATAAAGACTTTATCTATCGTAATTTATTAACGCTTTTCATGGACTGGAATGGCAGTGATTCTGCTACGGACGAAAATCAGCGAGCCGATATACAAATGGCAGTCTTTTATTGCATTGGGTTATTAGATCAAGTAAAATCAAACGAAGCCGCTGAATAATCAGCGGTTTTTTTGTGTCAGCTTCTAATCGCTGTTTTCATCGGAAATTTAAATCAAAAACGTATGAAAACGGAGATTTTAAATATCATCAAACATCCAACTTTGGATAATCCAGAGAAGTTTAACCAACTGTTTGATTTCTACAAAAAAAATCCATCAAAGGATCGCAACTTCGAATCTAATTTTAATCGCCTTGGTTTTACAGAACATCAATTTTCCAAATTGATTTACGAAGTAAAAAAAGTTTACAAAATTTCTGATTTAGAACTGGTGCAACATGTTTTTTCTGAAAAAGTTATTATAGATTTTACTGATGAACAAATTGATTCTTTAGATTCTGCAAAAGGTAAAGATGATAAAATTTTAAAATCCTACAATACAGAACAAAAGGAAAACGCTAATACAGAAACTCAAAATAAAGAAGTTCCAATTCGACAGGAATTTCCATTTCTTAACCAAGAAGATTGTCCAGAAGAATTTAAAATTTTGGTCAATGATAAAATCACAGCCTATCATAAAATGGTAGCTGGACGTGGAGCGTTAGACGATCCAAATACACCAGAAGAACAACGTGCCGAAATTGCGCAAAGCGTTGCCGATGCTGATATGTTAAATTCTTTGATTTACGATGAATTAAAACATTATCAAGATACAGGAGAAGTTCTTGGAAACCACGAAATATTCGCTACGCACAACCTAAAAAAAGCAATTGAGAATATGACTGCCGAACAAAAGGCGCAACGCATCGAAACGTTGAAAGGTCAAATTCGTGTGGCTAAATCTGCCTTGACAAAAGCAGAAAAGAAAAAGGATACAGAAAAAGTAACCGAACTAAAAGCTAAAATAGAAGCGTTGGAACAGGAACGAAATCTTGTTATCAAGTCTTTAGAAAAAGCAAATAATTAAATCCTGCCTGTTTAAATATCTTTTTTTACTCATTTCCAACTTTGGCGATCACCTCAAAAAAGTTGGTTTTAAATCCTAAATAATATGGAATTTATCAGTAACAAAATTGAAGAACTTAAAAATCATTTAGAGGATTTAAACTCTACATTGATAGATAATGAATTCTTAACTAAAATTGAACGACATGATTTATTTATAAAAGCTGTTGGTGTTCGTTCTCAAATTAGAACCTTAGAATGGGTTTTAACTTCCAAAAAAAATCATGATTTAGAAATAGCATCTACTTCAGTTCAAATTAAAATGTATCAATTACATGAAGTTGAAGAAGCATTTGATAGATGGTTTAACGCAAAAGACGATAGAATTCCATTCACGGATTTTTTACGTGGTAAGCAAACATTTCCTGAAAATAAAATTTCTTAATCATACAATTCTTAATTAACATGAAACCAATATTCCAATCTATTATTATCTCTGTATTAATTTTTGTGATCATTTTCCTATTGTCAATGTTTGTTTTATGGGAACCTGACTTATCAAAATGGAAACCTGATGAAAGACTTACAACTGTATTAGTAGCGGTATTATGTAGCATGTGTTCGTTCTTGATAAGTATAACGCATATTGATGAAATCAATAATAAAAAATAGACATTATGATTATTGAAGGAAAAGTAGTAATTAGTAATATATGCATTTCTTACTATAGTTCTAATGAACACAGAGATTTATCAGTGTTTTGTGTATCAGAAATAAAACATGATAAACAAATATTTATTCTGGATCAATTTAGTCGCATGTTTACTCCTTGTAGTATCGATGAATTACAACAAAGACATAATCAAATACTAACTGATTTAATTGAGAAATATGGAAAACACAGATTTAGAGAACCTGTCTATTTCAATCCAAAAAATAGAAGATTTTAGTCATTCTTCACAATTACCATATCCAGAAGATGTCAAACAAATGATGTTGAGAGAGGAATTTCCAAAATTAGTCCAACAACTACGAGAAGCATTCGAAAATCTAAAACCAAAAGAAAATGTCAACGCCATTCCACGAAAATCCGCTTTTCCTATCCGAGGAACAATACGAACAACTTGAAAAATTAGCAGGTGCACAATTCTCATTGCGTCGTATAGCGCAATTCTTAGATGTCAACGAAGATATCTTTATCACCTTAGCAAATACAAAAGGAACACGCGTGTACGACTGCATCAACCGTGGAAGAATGGCTGTAGAATATTCTATCAACAATGCGATGATAGAAAAAGCAGCAAAAGGCGATACATCTGCAAATTTTCAGTTCGAAAAAAGCAAAGAATCTCGTAGAGTTGACGAAATCAGAAAACACTTTTTTGGATGAAAACAGAAAATATAACATTAGAGGATATTTATGATTTCATCGATTGCAAGTATGGTCCAGATGATATCATCCCAGCAGATAAACAACCTATTTTAAATCACCTCGAATTATTAGACAAAATTCGAGCAATGCATTTGCGTATAGAGCAATATGGTAGCGAAGATCATATCGTTCAGCATTTAATTACTGCCGAAGGTTTATCACGCTATTTAGCCAAAAAATATTACAACCAAGCGTTAGAATTTTTCTATTGTGAAAATGAAATTTCAAAATCGGCATGGCGTAATATTATTGCTGATAAAATGGAACGTGGAATCAATGCAGCGATTATGGCGGCAAAAGACACGAAAGATTTTGTGGCAGCAACTAAACTTTGGATAGAAGTAGCTAAAATTCGTGAATTAGATAAAGCCGATCCACCACAACTTAATCCAGAAGCTGCAGGAAGAATGTTTGCCATTTATTCTTATGATCCAAAACAATTAGGATTAGACACTATTCAGGACAACGAAAAAGTACGCCAATTTATAGATTCATTAGAAGGTATTACCGAAAAAGAAAAAGAACTGGCTTACGAAGAAGCAATGTTAAAACCTTTAAAACTATTCCCAAATAAACATGAGGACGTTCGCAAATCTGATTGATGATCCATTAGTGGAAGGTCGATTTGCATCGTGGCTAAAAATGCGAATTGATTTAATCGCTCCAAAAAATCTTGATATAATTTCAGGACGTGCCACAGCAAAGTCCTCCGATATTTTAGCCGAACGTTCTATTCGTATTTCGGAAGATATGGCACGAGCTTATTTTGCATGGGTAGCTGATACCTACGAAAATGCAATTGGTAACGTACGCGACGCTTTAATAGAAGGTTGGAACCGTAAAGGTTGGGTAGAAGGTGTGCATTATGTGTTGGACGAAAGGCCTCCAGCACATTTCGAAAAACCATATAAATCCCCAAAAGATTTTCAGCATACAATGTCCATTTACAATGGGTGCTTTTTCAAAATCGTTTCTTTGGCTCAACCATCATCGGCTGCAGGAAATTCCTTCCAACATTTATTCGGTGACGAAGTAAAATATTTTGATGATAAGAAAATCGCAAAGTTATTCCCTGCAATTCGTGGAGAATATACCAATTTCGGTGATTCTGTTTATTATCGAGGACATTCATTTACAACCGATATGCCAAATCCAATGCACAAAGAATATGATTGGATTATGCAACAGGAAGAAAATATGGATGTTGAGCAAATTAAATTGATTTTGAATTTATCACATTTGATTAATGAAGACAAAAAGAAATTATTCAAAGCATATAAAAATCGTGATGATTTAGCCGTTCAACGTATCCAAAAAAGAATTGTAAAATATACTATTGCATGGCGACGTGCGCGTAAAGATTCTACCTACTTTGCAATTGGATCATCTTTGGCCAATTTACAAATCTTAACCTTAGGTTATTTCGAAGATTCGTTGAAAACATTAGGAATTGAAGAATTTAAAACCTCTATCCTATCCTTAAAACCAACGATTCCACAAGGTGCAATGTTTTACGCGTATTTGGGTCCACATCATTTTTTTGACGATGGTTTACGCGAAGATTTCCTTTCAAATTATACCTTGAAAGAAGAATTCAATCCCTTAGCAAAACATATCAAAAAACCATATTACGACAAAAAACAACCTATATCTGCAGGAATGGATTTTGGTGATATGATTTCCATGGTAACAGGTCAAGAAAATAAAAATTACATTTATGCATTAAGAAATTTCTTTACCCTGCCACCAGAAAGTACAGCACAAATAGCGGCTAAATTTGTAGACTTTTTTGATGGTCACGAAAAACGTGTCTTAAACTTATATTATGACCGCTCAGGGAATCAATACGAACAAGTCAATCGAGATTGGGCAACAGATGTCAAAAATTCAATAGAAGAATATTCTTCAAAAATTGGACAAAAATGGAAAGTAAATTTGATGTCGAAAAATCAAGCGACCATCTACCAGGACGAAGAATATTATTTTATGACAAAATGGTTGAACGAAGGTATTGCAGGTATTCCAACATTGCGTATATATCGTAAGTTCAACAAAGAGTTAAAGTCATCATTAGAAATAACGAAAGTTATCACCAAAAAAGACCAAAAAGGAAAAACAAAAATTCATAAAAATAAAACATCCGAAAAATTAGCAATGCACCTTAGACCAATGTATTCTACCAACTTTTCAGATGCTTTTAAATATTGGATCATGCGCCGAGATTGGAGATCAACTGCAAGTTCAAGAATCAGCACTTCTACAACATTTATTGATACAGAAATCATATAAAAATTGTATCTTTACAGCATAGAATTTTAATTTTAGCGGATTAAAATCTTACTAAATTTTAACCTTCAAATATGCCAGTATTTGGAGGTTTTTAATTATAAATTATTATATTTTTCAATTAAATAATTTGTAAATGATGAACATATTACTAACATAAAACGTGCATCTTCTTGTTTTAAATTAGATTCTTCTAATAAACCATGACGAATTCCATCTTCTTCACTTGTATATCCATACATAGTTGAAAGCCCACTTCTAAAAACTTTATTTATATATATTCCATTTTCCTCTAATTTTTTCAATGATTGTCCTAATGTTAACTTAGGTTCATTGGTTAAAATTGTTACAAGTGATTCAATTGCAGAAATTGATTCCTTTATGGAATTTCTATAATCTGGATTTGATTTATTTGAAAATAATTCAATTGCAGTATGCAAATGTTCTTGAACTGGTTTAAATTGATTTGAATTTAAAATTGCATCTTCAATAGATTTAATTTCTTCTTCACTTGTGATTGGAGTTATTTTTCCATCAACAAATCTGAAACCAGAAAGTTCTTCTTTTAAAATTACATTACAATCTTCAATAAATTGCTTATTAATTCTTTTATTAGAACAATTATCAACTATAAATTCTAAAAAATTGTAAATATTAAACCATTGAGTATTAAAAAAATAATTTTTAAAATCAATAACTAATGTATTTATAGCAATTGGTCTTTGATCTAATGTATTTTTAAAATAATACAAATACAATCTATTTAAGAGAATTATTCTAGCTTTATCTCTATCATTATTATTTTCCCTTGAATTTATCCATTTACTATTAAATTCTGAAAAATAAAACATATATACTGCATTCCATAATTGATTTTTTAAATCATTATCAATATTATCATTTTGTATAATTGTTTTTGGTATTGAATATCCAAATCTATCAGAAAACTTCATATTTTGAGTGCTTTTAAAATTTATTACAAATGTCTTAAAAATATCAAATCATTACTTAGAATAAGTCTAAACAATATACTTTTGATGTTAAAAACTTCAATAATTAACTCTAAATTAAACTAAAAAAAGCTAACAAACTCAAAATCAATAAAATTTCGTTTTTATAATAAAATCAAAAAGTTGAGTGAGGATAAGCACACCGACCCGCTCAGTCCTTGATTTCGACGTTGAAAGGCTCAAAAAAAATGAGAAATATGACAACTCGTCTGTATCCCTTACTATCAGAGGGTTTGTCTATATTCCGAAATTCTAAAATTTTGATTTTTTCGAAAAATTTGTAAAAAATCAAATAAAAGTTTGAATACAAATCCTTTGAAACCCTTTCTATCAGAGGTTTTAAAATAAATTTCAATCATACTGATATAAACTTGTGTCAATAATCTTGTGTCAATACCATGCGATATTTGATTATGAACATTCATTACATGACAGCTATACGTAGGATGAAACAATTCACTGATCATGAAATAGAATTCAGCTTTGAATTCATAACGTTGAAAGGTGAAAGAAAAGTTATCCAACGTGCAACGTTAAACAAAGGCTATCGAAATAATCAATCTAAAAAAGCAAAGTTTTTAGTTGCTTACAAAGATTTAGATACTAATGAGAATAGACAGTTCCATCGTTCATTGTTAATGAAGTTCAACGAAGCAAACGTTTACTTATGATACAAACATTAGAACACGAAGATGCATTGTTGATGTACAATGACATGGGTGCGTTAACATTCTCTACTATGAATGATCCTCGTGGTGAAACTCCGAAGGATGTTCGCACCAAAGATTCTTTAGAATGGAATAACTCATTACTTCAATTAGAAGATTATTACATCTATCAATATGGCGATGGGAATAATCTACCAACTGTTATTCGTGATATTATTCAAAACAATTACATCGCACCTGGTTTACTTTCAAAGAAGAAGAATCTTTTATGGGGACAAGGCCCACGATTGTATCGTGAAGTATTTGATGGCAACGAATTAATCAGAGAATGGACAACAGATAAAGAAATCAATCATTGGTTAGATCATATTGATGCTACTACTGAAATCAATAAGTTAGCTACTGATTACAACCACATGGAAGCATGTGTATCGAAGTATGAATTGAATAAAGGTAGTTTGTTCGGTAATTCATTTATTACATCTATTGATCATATTCCTATCAATAAAGCACGCAAAGGCTTATTAACATCACGTTATTTAGCTGGAGAAAAAGAACCTACACATTGTGTCGTATCAGAATCATTTGCCAATCAATATCACAACGATTCTACAGCCAAAGTCTATAATCTTTACAATCGAAAAAATCCTTTTGCATCTAAAAATAGTATCGTTTATTCCAACGAATATACATTTGGGATTGACATTTATACAGTACCAGATATCTTTGGTTCTTTAGAATGGTTAAAAACGTCAACCGCTACCCCACTTATACTACAAGCATTTACCAAGAACTCTATCAACTTAAAATTTCACGTACAATCACCACAGAAGTATTGGGATGATAAGGAAAAGAAGTTGAAAGATTATTGCGATGTAAAAGGTATCGAGTATAAAGATTCGATGTTACAAGAATATCGAAGAAAGTTATTCCAACAAATTACAACTGTTCTTTCAGGTGCCGACAATTCTGGTAAGATGTGGCATACCATTAAACTTTACGATGATAACGGAAATGATTTAAAAGAATTTGGTTGGGAAATAAAAGCCATTGATCAAAATGTAAAAGATTTTATAGAAGCACAAATCGCAGTTTCTCAACGTGCTGATTATGCGGTGGGTTCTGGAATTGGAATTCACTCTGCTTTAGGAAACATTTCGCAAACAGGTAAATCAGATTCAGGAAGTGAACAATTATACGCACATCAAACGCATTTGAATACAAATGTTACTATACCTGAAATGATTACACTAAAAGCATACAACGAAGCTATTCGTGCCAATTTCCCTGGCACAGATTTACGCTTAGGTTTTTATCACGTTGGCGTAAAACGCCAACAAGACATCACACCATCAGAACGAATGATTAATAAATAATCTTATGAAATTACTATTCAACAATAGCGAGGAATTAAAACAATATCTACCTTATATTGATTCAGATATTACGTTCGAAAATATCATTTTAGATGCCAATGCGGCAACTAAAAATATCATCAAATTAATTGGTCAGAAATTATACGATAACATTTTCGAATTAAAAGAAGTTTATGAGCAACAGGAATTAGTCACAGCAGTTGCCTATCCTATTGCTGTCGATGCTTATCGTAATTATGTCATCAATAATGATGTTGCGCATACTAATTCAGGTCGTAGAATGCGAGTTTCAGAACATGAAAAGCAGGCATTCGAATGGATGATAGATCGTGACAACAAACAATTAGAAAAACGCTATTACAAAGCATTAGATAATTTAATTGAAGTATTAGATGAAACTAATCCAATTATTGAAAACCAAAGTAAATGGAAAGAATCAGAAGAATATAAAAAAACATTTTATCCATTATTCAGGACTACAGATGAATTCAACGAATATTTCGAAATCGAATCTCGCTACTTACTGATCAAATTAATACCAGGTATTAAAAAATGTATTCAAGAAGAAATCATTCCAAGATTCACAAGTTCTAAATGGTCTGAATATTTCGATGCATTAAAATCAAACCAATCTGTACCAAATAAAACAGTTCTGTATCATGTAAAAGCAGCATGTGCTTATTATTCTTTGTCATGGGCTTCTACTCGACTTTCAGCAACTATTTTCCCAGAAGGAATTTTACAAAATTTTGTAGCTGAAAATCAAACTTCACAAGCAAAAAAAGTACCTGAAACCAATCAATTTGGAGTGTTGAAAGTTGCTTTTGAAAAAGATTATAAAATAGAACTTTCTAAAATCGAAAGCCTTTTAAAACCAAAACCAATCAAAACAAATGAGTGCATCGATTACGATTTTGGTATGAATAAAAATGATAAAATAATTGATATTTAAGATGAAAGAAATATATTTTGGACACGAGAAAAAAGTTTATTTTCCAGAAAACCTTCACGAATGTAACTCGCGAGAATATATTGACATTTGTCGATTAGCTTATGCGTTTCATACCAAACAGATAGATTGGAATCAATTCTTATCTAACGCTGTTTATGCAATTTTAAATGTCAAACCTTCCAAGAAAATCAGAACGGCTGCAGAAGATTTAGACCATTGGAATAACATTGCTTTTTTATCACAATATGTCGAATCATTTTTTGAAATTGATCGCGAAACAAATTCCGTTCAATTAATCAATCATTTGGGTGAACGTAAAATCACAAATTTCCGTTATTGGGTGACGAATTATCATGCACCTTTAGATGGTTTCATCAAAAATACATACGGACAATGGGAAGATGCAGTCGAAATTATATTAGACCATTTTCAATACCCAGACGAAGATAATATGTACAAAGTTTTGGCAATCTTTTTCTTGCCGAAAAACGAAAAGTACAACAAAGAAACTTCATTAAAACGTGTAGAGAAATTTAAACATATTGATATCGGAATTGTGTACGGATTCTTCCTTCATGTTACAGCATTTATGAATTATCTAAATTCTGCATCCGTATTCATTTCGGGTCAAGAAATTGACTTATCTATCATCTTTGATAATGAACTGAATTCTTACGAATCACCACGTCCAGGTATTGGAATAAAAGCTACTGCATATATGATGGCAGAATCTGGTGTATTTGGAAATTACGAACACGTCCGAAATGCAAATTTATGGGATGTTTTGGTACGTATGTACGATGTAACGAAAAAGGCTATCGATTTACAAGATCAACAAAAACAACAACCAACATCATGATAAATATTGGACGATTATTCGAATTAGGAATTGAAATTCAGCATGCAAATTTGGGTGTAAATTCCTTTAAAATGACACAAGATGAATCAGAAGTTGTGGCTAACTTACAATCTCATAAAGTAACAGATAATCATTTGTTGGTGATTATGATTCCTTCTATGGATAGTAAAAAATCGGATTCTGTAGATAATATTCAGTTCCGAAACTTGATGCAGTTTTTAGTCTTGGAAAAACGAGATCCAAAGTTGCCAAAAAATAACCAAGAAGATATGTTTATTTACAAACGAACGCAAGAAACGTTGAATAATATCTTAGAATACTTTTTCCAACATTTTGATGATGATGATTCTAATTGCGAAATGTTTAGAAAATTAGATATTTCATCATTCGAGATTGATCCAGTAAAAGGTGTTAGCGATTGTTTTGGTTGGAGTTGGTCCTTTAATTTCTAATCAATGAATCTTATCGAAAAGCGTCGGGAAAACGCAGATCATGTTCTCAAAAAACGATTTATAAAACGTGTATTGTCTACAGAAGGAAATTCTATTCTGAAAATGCAACGAGATCGTATACGTGAAAATGATTTTAAAAATCCAAACTTCAATAATTTATCATTAGAAGTTTCTGATTTTCGTGCAACAATCTCATTAGTAAAACTCCATCGATTTGTGGATATGAAAACACGAAAATCCAAGAATGGAATAGTCAAAAAGAAAAATTATCCTATTTACAACAAAATAATCTTTGGACACCTAAACAACATTATCAAAGAAATATCATTTGGTTACACAGATACAGTAATTGAAGAAATGAAGAAATTGGAAAATAATTTATAG